CAACAAGTCTAACCTTGGTTTCGGTGATCGCTCTTGGCGTTATGCTGCGGTCGTGGATAACGGAGTCATCGAGAAACTATTCGTGGAAGTGGGGCAACGGGACAACGCCGACACCGACCCTTACGAAACGACTACTCCAGAAAATGTTCTAGAGTATGTTTCATCTAATGTAAAAGTGGGTGCCACCACTTGATCAAGAGACCCTCACAAGAGGGTCTTTTTTTTATAAATATCTGAGTGTTTGGGCAATATTCAATGACATTAGATCTTCATAACTTTTTCAAATTTTATGATGATGGTAATGCAAATCATGTAGCAGCAGTTCAATGGTTGGAAGACAACCTACCTGCTAACTTCATGGATGACGCAGAAACCGAGTGGATCGGAATTTTTAGAACTAAACCCCCTACACCAGAAGTTCTTGCAGTTCCATACTTCAATCAAGTAGACAACTACAGAGATGCACATAGAACTTGCAACTCTTCATCGTGTGCAATGTGCCTTGCTTTCCTCAAGCCAGGATCGATTAAGGGTGATGATGAGTATGTTAAGAAAGTATTTGCGATTGGTGACACGACTGACCATTCGGTCCAGACAAAAGTTCTGGCAGGTTATGGAGTTAAGTCACACTTTAGTTACAATCTTTCTTTTGCTGACATTGATAAAAGTCTTGATGCTGGGAAACCTGTTGTTATTGGTATCCTGCATCGCGGCTCTTTATCTAATCCTACTGGTGGGCATATGTGTGTTGTGATTGGTAAGACTCCTGACGGAAAAGGATACTTTGTAAACGATCCATATGGTTCTCTCAACGATAACTACACTGGACCAGTGACAAATGGTAAGAAGACCATTTATACCAAAGCAGTTCTTAAGCATCGTTGGTGTCCAGGTGGCAACGATGGCTGGGGCAGAATTTTCGACTGATAGGAGAACAAACAATGGCACGTATCGATTTACACAACTTTTTCAAGTTCTATGACGAGAAGAACCCCAATCACGTCAAGGCAGTTCAGTGGTTAGAAGATAACCTTCCAGTTAAGTTTCTTGAGGATAACGTAGATTGGGCGGAGATCTTTAGAGGAAAAAAGACTAGTGCTGCACCAGCCCCTGCCGCTGCTGCAGCTCCTGTAACTGGTGGTGATGATGTTCCACAAATGGGCATCAAGTTAATCAAGGAGTTTGAAGGATGCCATCTCAAGGCTTATCCTGATCCTCTGAGTGGTGGATTGCCAATCACGATTGGTTGGGGATCTACTCGCAAGAAGGATGGTTCAGCATTCAAACTTGGTGATACACTCACTCAACAGGAGGCGGATGCACTTCTGATTGAACAATGCAAGAAGGAGTTTCTTCCTGCCCTTCGTAAAATCCCACACTGGAATGAGATGTCAGATGGAAAAAGAGGAGCTCTGCTCAGCTTTGCTTATAATCTTGGTGCCGGCTTTTACGGTGGTGCTAACTTTAATACTATTACTAAACGCCTGAAGAATAAAGAGTGGGACCTAGTTCCTGATGCGCTTTATCTCTACAGAAATCCTGGTTCTAATGTAGAAGCAGGACTTGCTCGTAGAAGAAAAGCAGAAGGTGAATCTTGGAAAAAAGGTTAACCGTATTTACAAAGGAAAATGACTAACAAGAAAAACGAAAATGCTATGGGACAACTAATTCGTATATGTATTTTGGGTTGGTCTGCTGCTCTCCTTACTGCAAGTTATGCGGGTACTCTGTCTAAGATGGATCCCACATTTATTGCGACAGTCTTCACTGCATCTGCTGCTACTTTTGGTATTAATACAATGAAGAAAGGTGGTGATGAAGAAGATGAAAAGAAAGAAGAACCAAAAAGAGAGGAGTTTGTGGAAGCACCCCCAGAACCACCCGCAGAAGAAGTAGCAGCAACTCTTGAAGAAAGAGTTGAAGCACTGGAAGAGGGACAAGTTCAACCCCGCACAGGAGCCTAATGGCAAAGTCAGCAAATAAAAATAAAAAGGGTGGAGCAGGTTCTGCTAATAATAAAAAGCAGAACTCAGGAAACGCAAACGCAAACAAAGCGAAGAACGGCGGAAAGAAAAAGTGAGGTATTATGCCACGCGAATGGAATACTCCAATTCGGGAACCTTGGAATCCTGTAATTAAAAAGTGCCTTGATGCTGTCGATGAGCACATCAAGGCATATGTTAAAACAGGAGATGACTGGCACATATTACAAGCAGAAATATTAAGAAAGTATGTAAAAGATTTGAAAGTTTGGATTCATAGACAAGAGGGGCGAGAATGAAAAAACTCCTTTCATCAATTGGTTTATCATTAACTCTGACATTTCCAGCAACAGCTAGTTCGTTGGAAAAGAAACAACCAACAGTTCCAGCATACAGCCTCGCTGCAATGGGTTGTATGATACTCCGAGAATGTACAGAAGGAGTAGAACAACTTACACCAGACTCTGCGTTCTTATCTGGTAAAGAGTTTGATAACTTCAGAACAGAAATCAAATCTATTCTGGTAGCACTGAATAAACTGAATGTTCCAGTTTATGTTGGTCCGAGTAGATACTTCACACCACGAACGATAGGTTTATACAAACCAGAATACAATCGTTTCTTTATCAATGAGGAACTCTTAAAGGACCCAAGAGAGTTTTTAGGAACAATGAGGCACGAAGGATGGCACGTTGTTCAGGACTGTATGGGTGGTGGAATCAAAACTTCTTTTATGGCACAAGTCCACCAGGACTCAGAGATTCCTGCTTGGGTAATGAAGATGACTAAACTATCTTATGAATCTATGGGTCAGAGTCGTGCTGTGCCTTGGGAAGCAGATGCCAACTGGGCAGAAGAACAGTCTGGTCAAACTGTGAAGCATTTGGAAATGTGTGCTAAAGGTCCTTTGTGGGAACAGGTAAGACCAACACCTATGACAATGGAGTGGTTGATTGGTTGTGGGTGGATGAAACCACAAGAAGGATATAAAGAATACACACCAAACAAAAAGTCAGATTATTGTGTAGAAGGTAAATACTGATGCCTGGAAATTTTCCTTGGGGAGTTTTTATTATTCTTTCTTGTGGGCTTGCTTTTACTGCTTATGTAATCTACTACATAATGAGGTTAGCATTTGAGGAAATGAAAGATGAAGAACCTAGCAATCATTCTGTCAGCGACAAGTCTGGCAATTAGTGCCGCACTTTGTTATGGTGCTTATGTAACTTATCAGAAAGCACAAAAGATTTTGGACAACCCAGAAGAGTTTGTTGGTGCCGTTGTAGAAAAGCAGGTCAATAAAGCATTTGAGAAACTACCTATCCCCAAACTAAATACAGAGAAGTTTAAACTTTTTTAAAATGGCGGATAGAGACCCATACATTTATAGAATCAAAGAGATTCATAAGGTAGTCGATGGAGACACTATTGACGCTGATATTGATTTGGGGTTCGATATATCTCTTACTAAACGGATTCGCCTTGCTGGCGTTGACACTCCTGAAAGTCGCACCGCTGATGCGAACGAAAAAAAATACGGACTTGAATCCAAAGAATGGTTGAAGAAGCGTTGTGAGAACGCAAAAAACATTTTGATCAAGACAGAACTTCCAGATTCCACAGAGAAGTATGGTCGCATCATCGGGCACTTGTTTATTAATGGTGAAGAAACTTCACTGAATAACCAGATGATTGCTGAAGGTTATGCCTGGGAATATTCAGGGGGCACCAAAGTAAAAGATTTTGAAAAACTTAAACAAATTCGCAAATCAAAAGGAACTCTGGTAGAATAAATAGTAATACCTGTGTGGTTCGCATCTATCAGGTAGAAGGGGTGCTTCGGCACCTTTTCTTGTATAAATAGTATTGCGAACCATAACAGAGTAGATGAAACACATTCACCATATTGTGCCTAAACATATGGGAGGCACTGACGACCCTAGCAATCTTATAGAGTTGAGTGTAGAAGAACACGCAGAAGCACATCGAAAACTCTATGAAGAATATGGTAATGAATATGATAGACTTGCTTGGTTGGGACTTTCTGGCATCATTGGTAAAGAAGAAATACGCAGAAAAGTTATTAGTGAAGCAAATAAGGGCAAAACTCCCTGGAACAAAGGAAAGAAGGGGGTTCAAAAAAATCCATATCTTGCCGAACTTAATAGAAGTAGAAGGGGGCAACCTATTAGTGATGAAACAAAGGCAAAAGTGGGTGCCGCTAATAAAGGAAGAAATCGCCCAGATTTAGCGGAAAGAAATAAGAAAAGAAAGGGTATGGATATTCCTAGAGATGAAAATGGGAGATTTATTAGTAAGAAGTAATCACTTTGAGTGAAACTTTTTATATTGTTCTTTCTTTTGATTCTTCTGTTCTTTCTTCAGTAACTTATTAACTTTCTTGAGGGATTGACTTTTCTCAAAAGCAAAATAAACCTGAAGTTCATAAGGGGTGAGATCTCTACTCAAGAGTTTCTTACCCCTTACAAATATCTGTTGCACAATAGGTTTCATTTTATTTACCATCCATTCCACCAAAGATTTGCCAACAAGAGCCGCAGCAACAGAAGCAGTAGCAGTGGT